GCGCGCTTTCGCTCTCGCTCGACGTAGCGGTTCTGGAGCACCATTCGCTGTCGCACGGTGATCGGCTTCACGTCGAAGACCCGACCATCGTCGAGCTCGACCCGTCTGGTGGCCGCTAGGCTCATCCTCGTCTCATCCTCTCTAGGAGCTGCCCGAGCGTTTCCTCGAGCCTCTCGGTGTGGATCTCTCGGTCCTGCGAGACCCTCCGGACATGCGCGTCGGCGACATCCTCGGGATTCACCTTGTCGATCGCGAGCGTCAGCTTGAGCGCCGCGTCGTCCGTGATCTGACCGGGCGCGATGCGCCGGGTTCGGACCGTCCCATCGCGAAGGCATAGCGTCACGAGCCAGTCGTCGGGACTGGACCCGATCACTCTCGCGACGTTCTGCATCTCGCTCATCAGGTCAGCCAGGTCACGATCGGAGCAGCGCCATCGCTGTTCGAGAAGTTCGCGGTGACGGTCGCGTCGCCGGCCTTGTCGGAGTTGAACGAGAACTGGTCGAAGACGACGTTCGCCGCGATCTTCGCATCGGCGGTCGTGGTCGCGTCGTAGATCGTCAGGGTGAGAGCGTACTGCGTGTTCTCGCCGTAGAAGACGGCGGTGCCCGTCGTCGCGGTCGTGGTGCCCACGCCGGCGACGCCCGTCAGCGAGCCGGTGAGGTCGATCATGCCGAGCCGTCGGCGGCGACCCGTGTCGCCGAACCCGGTCAGGTCGCTTGAGACGCGCTGGAGCGTCGCGGCGAAGCTGCGGACCTTGAGAACGTCGACCGAACCGATCGACACGTTTCCGTCGTTTCCGATGACGTAGGTGGAGACTGCCATGGGTTCCTCAGAGCGTGTGAGCGACCATCCTGTACCGTTCGATGATCGACCAAGAGTCGTCCTCGAACGAAGGCACGCCGGCACCGACGCGCCACATCTTGACCCGGTCGAAGCCCGACGCGGTCATCTCGTTCTCGAGCGCCTTCGAGAGCTGGTCCGTCGCGGTGAACTGGAGCAGCTCGCCCTTGTTCGAGAAGTGCAGCCGGAACTCGACCTCGGCCGTGAGCCGCGCCTGCCCTCCCATGAAGTAGGAGACGTCGACGCCGGCGATCTCGTAGACGAGCAGCGGGAACGCAGCGTCCGCCTCGGCCTGCGACGGGTAGATCCGTCCCCCCATCGTGGTCCCGATGCTCGTGGTCGAGAGACGCGAGTAGATCGCGTTCACGATGTTGGTGAGCGGCGGGATGGTCTGGCCGGGACTAGGCATTCTTGAACGCCTCCTTCAGCGTGAACGCGAAGATCTTTCCCATGCGCTTGCCGACCGCAGCCATCGCAGGACGCAGATACGGGCGCGGCTTGACGCGCGCGGTGCCGTACTCAAGCCACGGCGCGTACTTGACCGTGCTCCCGTAGATGAATCCGACGCGGTTCGGCACCTTCATCTCGATCAGAAGGGAATCCTTCTTTCCCTTCTGGAGCTTGTCCGAAATCTCGGAGATGGTCCACGAGGACCGCAGGCGGTTCGTATCGGCGGCCGGCGGCTTGCCGGGAGCCGACGCGACGTGGACGCCAGCCGTTCGGAGGTTCTTGAACTTGCGCTTGCGGGCCTTCTCGATCTTGCGAAGCAGGCCGGCGCGTCCGGTTCCCCGCAGCGCGCCGCGCGGAATCAGAGCGCCGCTACGGCCGCGACGGTATCGCCTTCCCGTTCCAGGCTTCGAGAGCTGGTCGCGGACGATCTTGCCGAGGACGAGCTGCGTCGCGACAAGGCCGCGAGCCATGCCGAGCTTGAGCTGCGTCGTGACGGCCGGGTTCGGAACGAAGCTCATGCGTCCGGCTCCACCTCGACCACGTCGACCGCCGTCATCGAAAGCGCGCTCGTCGCGCCCTGCTCGCCGGGATTCAGCGTCCCGACCACGCGCCAGACACGGCCCGTACCGCTCGCGACCGACCGGATCTCGTCGTCGATCCGTACGTCGAGAACACCCGCCGCGTACATCGTGCCGTTCGTCCGCGTGTTCGCGCGGCCCTCGAATACGTCGCCGGTCTGCCCGGACGGCTGCACGAAGAACTTCGCCTCTGTCACCTTCGCATAGGTCCGCACGACGCGACCGTCGCCGAGCCGCGTGATCGTCGGACGCCAGATGTAAAGCGTCTTTCCCATCCGGTCGACGATCGCCGCGATGCTCACCGGACCCTCTTGTACGGGTCGAGCAGCGCCTTCGCGTCCGCGTCGATCTCCGCCGTACCGCGGAGCGTGTAGGAGTAGCCGCCGAGGCTTTCGGACTGGATGCCCTCGTCGCGCGTCCGGCCCTTGTAGAGACGCGAGGCGATCATGAGGCACGCCTGCGCCACGTCGTAGGGGATCGTCGAATAGCCGGCCGTGTACTCGACGAGGAGCGCCCGGTAGGCTCGGAGAGTCGGCCCGTAGAGGATGCCTGTCGCGTCGTCGAGCTGGTACTCGAAGAGCGCGTCGACCGGCGCGTCGAGGTGCTGCGTCTCGTTGATGAGGTCCGCGCCCGCGAGACGCCTCAGCCGCCGGCTCGGCGTGTTCTTGACGAGCGTGCCCGTGAACCCGGCCGTCGCGTTGATCGCCGTCGCCATGCTCGACGTCATGGGATAGGTCGCGAAGGTAAGGGTCGTCGTCGTCTCCGCACCCGCAGAGGTCATCCGGTAGAGCTTTACCGACTCCTCGGTAACGGTCACGGAAAGCGCCGCGTCGGTCGAGGTCGTGCCGCCGACCGTGATGACATGCTCCCACGCAACGCCGACGAACTTGACGAACGTCACCGGGCTCTGCTTGAGCGCGACGCGGTTCTGTCCCTCTGTATCCCGCCACTCGACGTAGTCGCGCGACTTGAACTTCCGGCCGCAGTACGACTCGCAGACCGCCGTCGCTCGCTCGATGCACCGCTCGAGCAGCGTGTCGTCGCCCGTGGTCGTGAGTCCAAGGTACTGACGGAAGTCCGTCAGGCTCACCAGCGCGTAGGTGTCAAGCGGCATCCGGCGGCGTCTCCTTCGGCTTCTTCTTCGGCTTCCTCGGCGGGTCGGTCGCCTGCGCGAACAGAGGCGCGGCCGGCGAGACCAGTCGCATGTGCCCCTTTTCGACGTACGGGCGAGCCGCCTCCGGCGTCATGTTGACGGTGCAGCCGACCCTCAGGACGCGTCGCCCGTAGACTGGGTCGGCGACAGCGCACTCGCGGATCACGATCAGTAGGTCATGCATTCCGGCGGCCTCCCGTCCTCATAGTACTTCCCGACGTACTGGTGGATCGTCCGGAGATCGTCGCTCGGCCAAGTGATCATCAGCTGGAGATGCCCGAGCCGGACCTTCGGCGTGACGCAGACGCGCTGGCCGTGCTCGCGCATCTTCCGCCAGAAGTAGACGTCGTCGTCGACCCGGCCCTCGGTCCAGTCTCCGTCCTTGTTCGGCTGACCCCAGAACCACGGCTTCGGGAGGCGCTTGAGCGCGTCGACCCGGATCAGCGTCAGACCGAAATGACCCATCGAGATGTCGAGCGCCTCGTTGTAGAGAAGGCTCGGCTCGAAGCGGTTGATCGGCTTGCCCTCGGCGTCGACGAGGTTCATGAGCACCTGATCTCGGTCGCGGCCGATCTGGAGCGGGCAGAGCGCGCCAATGTTCGGGTTGTCCTCCATGATCTGCCAGAGCCGGAGGATGTCCTTCGCGTCGAAGATCGAGTCGTAGTCCATCGTCAGGATGTACTTGAGCCCGTCCTTGTCGACGAGCTGCTGCATCATGCGCTGGAGTGACTGGCTCCAGAAGACGCCGGTCGCCTTCGTGAACGGGATCTGGAGGTTCGAGAGCGACTCGTACAGATGCGTCATCGTCTCGGTCCACGAGACGCGCGGTAGGCTCATGATGGCATGGATGCCCGGGAGCGGTATCTCCGGGTTCTTGCGGATGCGCTTCCGAGCCGTGACCGCGATGACCCCGGGCTCGGGCTGCCACGAGAGCGAACCGTCCGCGCCTCCGACGATCTCGAATCCGGCCATCGACACCAAGGTCAGGATCTTCTCGCGGTTGAAGATCGCCTTGTTGAGCGCGTCGTTCCCGCAGAGACGCGCCTCGGCGTCGCCCGTGCCGGCGAGGTAGTCCTTCGCAACCTTGTCGAAGTCGGTGACGGCGAGCTTTAGGATGCCGTCCGGCGCGAGGCACTCGTTCCAATGCCGCAGCACGTCGAGCGTGTGCTTGTAGCTGATCTTCTGAAGGACGCCGCTCGTGGCGTCGATTCCCGCCAGCGTCCCGGGCTCGCACTTGATGACGGTCTCCTCGCGGGAAGAGACCACGACGGTTCGCTCACTCTGTTCCATGATGTGCTCCGAGGGTTGAAAAGGCCGCGACGGGTGTCCCCGCCGCGGCCCGAGAGAGAGTGAGGATCGGGTGCCTCAGAAGTTGCCGACGACGTTCTGCGCGCCGTACTCGGCGGCGGTCGAGAGACCGTTCGCCGGGTTCGAGAGCTCGCAGATCCAGCCACCGGAATCGCCTCCGGTCGCGTGCGTCACGGTCGCCTTCAGGTAGCGCTTGCGCCCGCGGAGATCGACGCAGAAAAGCAGCTTGCCTTCGGCGGTCGAGTTGGTCGCGGTCGAAGCGGTGAAGTCGGTGCCGGCGACGAAGCCGGAGACGGTTGCGTAGCCCGCCGTCGAGTTGTCGGATTCCTCAAGGAAGTTGCTGGTGCCCGAGAGAGCGCCGGTCGAGTTCGAGACGAACATCAGCTTCGCGAAGCTGAATCCCTTGGTGTCGACGGACGCGGTCAGGGACGAGAGAGTCGCTCCGGCAATCGTCGAGAGATTGGCCGCGACGAAGATCTTTGCATTGGCTCGCATGGTGCGTTTTCCTTTCCCCTCTATCAGAGGGTGAGCTTGACCATCGCGCCGTAGGCGCTGGAGCTGCCGACGTTCGCGATGTTGATGTCGATGCGCTCGGTCGCGCGCACCGCGATGAGATCGTTCTCCCAGGCGTCGCCGCCCGAGTTCGAGAAGTCGATCGCCGTCTGGCGGCGGTCGCCGAAGTACGCGGCCAGCTGAAGGTCGCCGATGTACGCGAAGGTCGCGCCGCCGGTCTCCGACACCGGGATGATCTGCGAATAGACCACCGGGTAGCCGAGGAACTGCGGAGCCGTGAGACCGTTCGCGAGCGTCTGCATCGTGTTGCCACCGCCGGCGGCGGCGAGGCGCTCGAAGACCGAGTGCC